CTTGCATCTTTGAAGGCCCGTAAAATTTCATCATGTGCAGAAAAACTTTCTGCTACAGCTAAAAACATTTGTTGTGTCTGCTCTGATCCTAAAGCTTTTTCATACATATTCCTTGTGACTGCCATTAAAGCACCACATACTTGCAAATAATCTTCACTACTTTTTATTTCGCCTTCCGCTACTTCTTCTATTTTAACCATAGCGTCACTTAGCTTTTGTAGTAGTCGTTTTGGATCCTGTTCCATTGCCCCTCGATTTTGCAACTCTTTCAGCTGTTTGATTTTTCATAGCCTCCCTAGTAGACGCCATGTTTTCTTTTAGAATAGCCATTGCTTCTGCTGAATCTTCCTTATTTGTATCTCTATTAGCATCAGCCGCAACTTTCATCAAGTCAATACTTGTATCAGCTTCTAGCTTATCTCTTTCAAGATCCATCTTAGCTGAATCTACCATCATATCTTTTTGCATCTCCATTTGAGTCTGCATAGCTTTTAAATCAATTTCTTGTTGTTTTAATTTAACAAGTGGATCTTGTTGCTCACGGCTTATTCTAGCTTCTTCATCTTGTGCTAATTGTTTAGTCATTTGTGCTTCAACCTGTGCTTGTTCAGACGCTTGTTGATTAACTAATTGATCCATTTGCTGTTGCAATTGCTGTTGCATCTGTGGATTCTGTTGTGCTTGTTGTAACTGTTGTCCTAGTTGATCAAACTGTTGTTTGTATTTTTGCTGCATCTGTTCACTTGCATGTATAGAAATGTGTTCTGATATATGTGATTGTAACATTGCATATAACTGCGGATTAATTTGTACCATTCTTGTAAACATAAATTCAGCATGTGCTTCTATATGTGACATATGATTTTGCATTGGAAATGCTTTTGGTTGTTTTCCACTCATAGCACCTGAATTTTCCATTGCTGGACTTACAGGTTCTGGCATTTCTGGATCCGGTTTTAATATTGCTTCTACATTATCAACACCCATTGCATCATACATTCTTCTGTATGCTTCACGTAAATTATGTAATTGTGGTGCAGCTGATGCTAATTGTAATTGTTGTTGTGCCAATGTCACACGTTGTGCCATTGAAAATATATTAGGGTCAGATACTGGAATAACATCTACACGTTCATCAAAATCTGTCTGTTTAATCATTTGGTTTCCACCAACAACCATATATGGATATTGTGGTGGAAGATAAATTTGAAATACTTTTGAAAGCAATTTAAATTCTATTTTTTGTGCATAGTGTAATCTTTTATGAATTGCACTCATAACTTTTGTACCACGCTCAATTAAAGCAAGTGTTGTTCCAACAGGGTTTTGTTCATTACCTTCACCCATCTTCATATCTGCTATTGCTGCAAATGATTTACCTGCATCAACTGCAAATCCTAATAATTGGAATAATGTTGCACTTGGTTCCTTATAAGGAAGTGGTAATAGTGATTCTTTAATAGATGTACCTGTTACATCCACGTCTCTAAATTCACCTGGTTGTAAAGGCTCATCATGATCACGTATACGCATTCCTCGTGCTTTAAATCCTGCCGGTAGGTTAGCGAGTGTACCAGCATCAATTAACTGCCGCAAAACACTTGTTGCTGTTCGCGATAACCCACCTAGCATATGTATTAGGCCAAAGCCATAAAAGCCTAGGCCTGGGAGGAACTTGTAGTGTACAAAATAATTGTTCTTTGCAAAGTTTGGATCTTTTTCTTTCCAGTTTCTTTTTATTGATAAAACTTCTCTTGAGTATTGATCAACAGAAATAATGTAAGGAAGTTTAACTCCAGTATCATCTTCAAATCCTGGAACATCTGCATTAACATGCATCTCTAATATTATATGTTCCTCATCACCTGAAGCATAATTCTTTTCTGATCCTTCTAATTCGTCTACTTTATCCGCAACATCATCTGTATCAACTTGTCCAGTTGCGAGTTCAATATCACGGTAAAATCCTTGTAATTGTTGTTTCCTAATATCGTTACCATTAGTTTTAATAATATGTGTTATACGATCAGCACTCTCTATATCTGTTGCCATATAATTGATAACTAAATCTTCACCTGCAACAAACTTTGCGCAAGCACGTTTCATTAATCCATCATAATAGATCTTTTTAAATGCTGAACCAGCAAGGGGTAAATAGAATAATAATTGATCCATATCTGGATCGTATTCCTGCATTACCTCTGTTATCTGGTAATTCATAAATTCTTGGACACGTTTTGCCTGATCTTCTACTTCAGGTGTTGACATGCCTACAACTTGGGTACGAACGGGGCCGCTTGGGGGGAGAAGTTCCTTATACGCTTGGGCTTGAAACTGTGTAACAGATTCAGCGAGTAAGGGATGTACGACCCCGGATGCACCTTCGAACGGCTGTGTGCGGTCTTCATATTTGAAGCCCAACATATCAAGGCCTTTGATATAGGTATCTTCCCAATCTTTCCTTGAATCACGATCCGATTCGAATTCTGCTAGTAGATCTGAAGAGAAACTACTTAAATCATTTTCATCTATATATTCCGCTAAATTAGCGTCGTGTGGTATTTGTGATGTATCTATTGGAGCATCTGGATCTGTATTAACTTCTGCTCCACCATCATCTAGTAATTCTACGTCCGGTTCAAAGGCAACATTTTTTTGATCTAATATTACTTCTTCACCAGTTGGTTCTATTTCTAATGCACCTGTAAGTGCCTCTAGAGCTTTATCTATGTTGTTATTATTATTTTTATCAGCCATTGACAGCTATTCCCCCTCTCTTGTAGATAGGTAATCCTTTTTGAACGTTAAACTTTGACGCCTCATCAAGCCAGATCATTGGAACTTCCCATCCTTTTCCTTTATCGTCTATTATAGCAGTTTTAATAAATTTTGCACCACTTTTCTTTGCTGCTTTTTTCATAGCACCTTCTGCCATTGGTCCGTAAGCTATAACATTACCCATAAAGTCTTTATTTGATGGGTTTAAACTTCTATTTTTAATTGCAGAACTTGAAATAGTTACACCGTCATATCCACCTTCCTGCGCAACCTTAGTTGCATATTTCATTACAAATTCATTATAATCTTCTGTTTTACTAAGTGGTCCTTGAGGAACATTACTATGTTCACCTTCTGACATTTTAGCTCTTTTATCTTCAATTATCTTTCTTACTTTTGCGCGTTCTCTATTCAAACGTGCAATTCTAACTTGTGTTTGTTTTGTCTGAGGTTTAGCAGATAATTCTTCTATTTTAGATAAAATTAATTTTAATTGATCTTCATTAACATTATCAACCTCTTTCATAACATCACCGCGTGGTGCATATTTAGATTTTATTAAATCATCGCTATCAGGTTTTTTACCGTCTGCTATTGCTTTTTTAACTCTTCTTGCAGCCGCATTTATTGGTTGGTGCATATCAGATTGTATTTCTTCTATGTGTAATATTCTTCTACCAAACTCATCAGTTCTATCGGATGTACGCATGTGAACAAATCCACCTGATTTATCTTTAGAAGATAAGGATGAAAAATGCCCACCACCTAAATTATCATATTCTCTTACAGGTTCTACTGCACGCGTTGATCCTGGTTTATTACTAGATCTAAATAAAAATTCACGGTAATTTTCACCACCACCTAATGTTTGTTGATTTCTATAAGACACATCCTGTACATATTTCTTAAAGCCAGCTAATCTTGCACCTGAAACTTGTGCTATGTTTTGAAGTGGTTTTTTTAACTCAAATGGAAATTTTTGTGGGAATCCTTCTTTAATAGAATTCGCTACACCAAAATTCTCAAATACTGAATTTTCAATTGCATCAATATTCTTTAATATATCATTTTTATTGTTATTCGATATTGCCTCCTCAAGAAGTGCTCTTCTATTCTTTAGTGTTGTAAATACATTTTTAAGAGGACCATCACGGTATTCTTGAAGATTTATTTTATCTATTTTCCTTAGCACATTTAAGTTTCTTTGATCACTACCAAGAACAGCTACGTCTATATCTGGTGCTAATTTATCATCAAAATCTTTTACTAGTTGTTCTTTGGAAATAGTCTTTTTACCATTACGCGATAAATGTGTCGCTAATCCTGTATCGTTTAATTCCATGTGTTTTATAATTGGGTATCCTTTTGGATTTAGTATGCCGTGTTTTCCTAATTGCATATATTGTAACCATTGATCACCAGTCATAGATTCTGATGGTGCACCAATAATCTTTTCTCTTGAACCCCAAAACATTGCGCCTGGTTTCTCTGGTGGTAGTTCTTTAGTTTTACCAGCTGACATAAGTGGTTCGCTCTTTGCAAAATCTTCTGCTTCATCTAATGTTTTAAAATCTTTTACAGGTAATCCTTTTTCATCGTAAACTGAAAAAGATGGTTTTACTTTAGTTGTTAATTTAGGTTTGTAATTTGTTAACTTACCTAGGACCTTTGGTGCCATTTTCTTGACTAGTCCACCACCGACAAAACTTTGTGGGTTAGCACGAATCATTGCCACTGCATCGTCGACAGAAAATTTTTCTGCCATGCCACCACCTTTATAATTACTGACTATTTTATTCCAATAACCTACTCCTGAATCACCACCATATTGACTAATTGCTTTAAACCAATCTCCATCATAATGATCAACTAATCCTTGTAAATAACGTTTAGCAAAATCTCTTTGTTTAACTGGATTACGCCATTCATTAGAAAAATTATCCCAAGGGGTTACACCATATCCTGGATCTCTTGCTGTTGAAGGCATAATTTGAAACATACCATGAGCTCTTTCATTTCTTCCTTCAATTTTAGGACCTATTACATTTGGTCTATTAGTGCTTTCTACAAATCCCATAGAATCAAGAACACCTTCCATATTCCAATTAGAAGGTCTATCCCTTGGTGGTTTTGGTTTAGGTGTAATTCTAGGTCCTTGTCTCCTAGTGCTTCCACCTCTACCGTATCCGTGTATATTGCCGCCTCTAAATTGTGATTCCCAATTATCCATCTGTCTTTCCTGTGCTGCTTTTTCTAGTTTAAGTTCTCTTGCTTTGTCAGCCTTCGCTAGTTGCTTTGTTT